TGCGGTGTACGAGGACCAGAAGTGCCGGGAGAACGGCGATGTGTACAGGGCAGACTACCCTCCGTCACCAGTCAGCCCGGCCGTCATACAGGAGAAATACGATGACTAACAAAACACATCAACCCGATGGAGTGTATTGTGTTCTTGTAGCGATCATCTTCATCTTCCTCTATATGTGTCTCATGTCCTGGAGTTGGTGATGAACTATTATTGTGGGATTGATCCGGGCAGACAGGGAGCCATTGCCCTGATCAGTTGGGACGCACACTTTGCCAAGTCCTGGGACATGCCCGAGGAAGACCAGCGAGGGGTTGACCTGGCCGGCCTGGAGGACGTGTTTAAACGCTTGACCGTCTACGCCCCTAAACCTAGTATTTTAGTAGGGGTTGAATGGAACCAATCGCGACCAGGTGAAGTCCCTGATTACGCCTTTCGGTTCGGCCTTCAGACTGGCCAGATTGACGGCCTGCTGCGGGGCCTGGGCTTCTCTGTGGAGCACGTCAGCCCCAAGGCCTGGAAACCCCGGCTGGGCCTGACTGGCAAGGCCAGCGACCCAGGCAGCAAAGTGGCAGCGTGGTGGTGGGAACAGCATTACCCGGCCCACAAAGGCCTGATCCACGGCCCCCGTGGGGGCATCCTGGAGGGGCCCCTGGACGCCCTGCTGATCGCGGAGTACATGCGTCGTAAGGGTGAGTCACCCGTGGGGATTAAGGGTGGCCCCCGGCCCCCTAAGTTCAAGGGTATCCCAGGGGAAATGCTGACCGACTTGACCCAATGGCCTTCGTAGGGTATAGTAAGGTGAGAGACCAAAATGCCTGAAGTCAATCCAAAAACGTACCACATCAGTGCTTCTTCTATCGCCGCGTTCAAAAGTTGTCCGACACGCTTTCGCCTGGCGTACAGGGAAGGCCTGCGGCTGGACAAGGACACTGATTCGCAGCGACGGGGCACCAACTGGCATAAGATGCACGAAATTTATGCCCAGGCCCTGCCCCAGGGCGAGGACTTTGCGGATCAGGCAGTGATCGAACTTTTGAATAGTGCCTACTGCGATGTGCCAACCTGGAAGACGGCTGACGAGTGGAACCTGGAACGAACCATTCTCCACGTCAGCTTCATCGGGTACAAATGGTTCTGGCAGAATGATCCAATCCAGGTGCTTGCCAGCGAAGTGCCTTTCAATCTTCCCCTGCATATGCCTCGCACGGGTTTACCCCTGCCGATGGAAGATGTGCAGCGAGTCGGCAAGATTGATCATATCATCAAGTGGCAATCCTCGGTGTGTGCCCTGGAGCGAAAGTCTACCACCAGGTCTATCGCACATGATTCAGATTATTGGGAGAAGGGTCAGAAGGACAGCCAAGTGAGTATGTACGCCTTGGCATTCCAGGACTTGATCGCAGCCGGCCAGATGCCGTGTGGTCCGCTTCCTCTGAAGGAAGGGGAGTCCATGCCTCGCGTAGGTAATACTCTTTACGATGTCTTTCATGTCCCCACGATCAAGCCGGCCATGCTGACCCAGACCGAGACCAAAGAATTTCTTACCACGGGAACCTACTGTGGACAACAATTCAACGTCTATCAAGTGGCTGATACGTACAACATCAACGGTTCTCTCGCGGTTGTGGAACAGGGTAAGAAGGCAATCGCGATCAGAGAGACCATCGAAATGTACGCCGCCCGCCTCCTCCAGGACATCTACACCAGGCCCGACTTCTACTATGCACGACGAGAGATTGCGAGAACAGACGCAGAGATTAGAAACTTTCGCCAGCAGCTATTCGGAATTTATCAAAGCCAGAAATCAATGGCAGCAAACAACGCCTGGTTTGAAAATGAAAGCCAGTGCCGAGCCACATTCCCCTGCCCTTATATACCCATTTGCTACGGATGTGGTGCCGACTCCGTGTGTGATGGGCGAACAACCCCCAACGGATTCAAAAGAATATTTGTCGATCTTACAATCAATGGAACCTCCGTCGTAGAGGAAGACTGATGCCTTGTCCTTTAATTGGAGACCTATGCCCCCACCCCCGATGAAACCGCCCGTACCGTTAGTGAAGCCCCCTACTTCAACCTCACCTGGCAAGCCGGCTGCACAAGCAGCACGCCAGGTCAAGACCTTCAGCGTGGCACCCTTTACTGGTGCAGGCGAAGGTGAGAAAGTGGTGATCTATGGCAAGACGGGTAACGGCAAAACCACCCTGGCTGCTCAACTACCTGATGCTGTCTTCCTTGCTTTGGATGATGGTGGCCGTAAAATTATCGACCCCGTCACCCACAAGGCCGTCAACTCCGTCCCAGGTATCGCCACCTTCGAGGACCTACGAGACGCCCTCCATCAGTCGAACCTCTTCCCCGACAAGGGAACAATAGTCATCGACACCCTGACGAAGACGGAAGAGATCATGGAGCCCTACATCTTCCAGCACTGCCCTCTCAAATCAGGGAAGGCGACGAGCATGCGAGCCTACGGTTGGGACGGCCCGGCCCACTTGCTGGATTGCATGCGGCTGATTCTGACTGACCTGGATACCCATGTACGCCAAGGCAGGAACGTAGTGCTGCTTTGCCAACAGGCCCAGGTCCGCGTTCCCAATTCCGAGGGAATGGATTACCTCGAAGACGGTCCCAAGTTGCAGCACAACAATCAGTACAGCAATCGTGCTGAAGTTTGTGAATGGGCCGATCATGTCCTGCGTATCGGCTACCAGGATTTTGAAGTTCGCACTGATAGCGACAAGGCGAAGGCCGGTAAAGTCGTCAGTGATATGACCCGGGCGATCTTCACTGGTGGTGCTGCTCACTATGTCGCGAAGTCCCGGCCGATTGATGGCTTGCGATTGCCCTCGGTGGTCAGCTTTGCAACACCTGAAGATCAGTCATTGTGGCTGTACATGTTTCACGGTGCTTTGAAGAATCAATAACCCTTTTCCTTGTAGTTGCTTGTGAAGCAACTAGAGCGAAATAGAATACACAGGAGACTTGTTATGGCAGGTAAAATTGACAGTCCCGGCACGTATGTCGGCACGATCAGTGAATCAGGTTTCGGCCTGACAAAGAATGGCTTCCCCCAATGGGTGGCCCGCATCCTGGCCTCGAAGAAGTGGATCGAGACCAAAGAGGACCTGGAACATTTCAAGATGGCCGAGCCGGGCTATGTTGACTGGTCCCAATTCAACGAAGAGATCGTCGCCTTCAGCGTGTTGTTTAAACACGCGACCGATCTCAACGCCACCACGGTCCTGCTCAACTACGACCAGTTGAAGAAGGCCACTGGATGGGATGGCCTCCAGTTTGACAACTTTGAATCTTTCGTCGGCAAGGATATTCTCTTCCGCGTGGAAACGAATACCTACAACGACAAGACCAGCCTTCAGGTCAATTGGGTGGATGCTGCGGATGCCAGCCCTGAACGACAATTGAAGGTTCTGGCCCCGGATGAAACGAAGAAGCTGTCCAAGCTGATCAACATGGGGGGCCCCAAGGCGGCACCAGCCAAGCCCCAGGCAGCAAAGCCCCCGGTGGCGGCGAACCCTACGCCAGTAGCCTCGACCACATCCTCTCCTGCTACCGTTGCTCCGGTTGCGGCTACACCCATCACGGCTACGACGAATGCGGCCCCCAAGACTCGCACGAAGACCCCGCCCCCGGCACCGCCAATTGAACAGCCGGCAGTCAGCACGAAGGACCTGCCGACTGAACTCACGCGGGATCAGGCCTGGGAGGCCCTCTGCACAATGGCTGCTGGCCAGGACCCGAAGGTGATCGAGGATAGTTGGATATCCGCCACCAACGAGTTGGGGGATGAATCTAAGTATTCCCCCAAGGAATGGGCCAAAGTGCGGGACATCTGCTTGAAGGACCTTGCCTTGGCAAAGTAATGCTAACGCGGGCAGAACGTCACAGAATCGCAAATCTGAAGTACGCCAGGTCGGCGAAGGGTCAGGCCGCTACTCGGCTATATGATCAATCGCATAAGGCTGATAAGCGGAAACGCCGCTTCGCCGACCTGGCCAAGTACAAGGCTCGTATGACTCTGGGCAACGCCATTCGGGACGGCAAAGTACAAAAGCACCTGTGTGAAATTTGCGGAGCAAAAGCTGAGGCCCATCATTCGGATTATTCCAAACCTTTAAAAGTTCGCTGGTTGTGTCCTCTCCACCATGCGGCCCTCCACAACGGGAGGCTTTCATGAGTAAGAAAATTCAAGGCCTGCTGGACCTCTTCCAGGCTAACAACTTCCCGGCGATGATGGAGACATTGGCACTCCAGCTAGGGGTATCCGCTGATTCCTTAACCCGCCTGGGTGTAGGGTTCGCCCCTTGTGTGGAATTTAAGAAGGGATGGAATTACGATGGATGGTGGGTGGTGGCTGAACGGGACTCTGATGCCGAGCCGGTAGGGCTCTCCCTGCGGCACCACTCTGGATCAAAGGTAATGTATCCTGGTTCTAACCACGGACTGATCTATGAAGTCAATCACAATCATGTTAAGGGTGAGAAAGGGTTTTCTCCAGGCCCGTCTAACTGGATCAGAACAATGGATGCGGGTGCCGTGTGTCCTGTCTGCAACAAGCCTGATGGTTGCCTCCTCTCGGCCGAAAACCCTACGAGCCCCAAAGCAGTTATTTGTATTAGGGTTAAAGAAGGTGCTAAGCAGCCGATGAAGATGGGCTACCTTCACATCCTCAAACCCGAGGGTGACTTGAAGGTAGCATCAGCCGTCAACGACAACGGTGGCCCGGTTGTGATAGTTGAAGGAATGTCTGATACGGCTGCGGCCATGGACCTGGGATTTGATGGAGTAGGACGGCCCTCTGATAAGGCCTGCATGCACATGCTGGGTGACGCTATACGGGGCCGGCGTGTGATCATCGTAGGCGAGAACGATAAGAAGGCCGATGGTCGTGAGCCCGGCCGGGAAGGTATGGTCGAAGCCTTCCAGATGTTACGGAAGGTTTGCCCTGATACGGTTATGATCATGCCCCCTGCCCACGTTAAGGACCTGCGGGCGTGGAAGGTGAAGTACGGGCTGACCCGCGAGGACTTCCTGGATTACGTGGAGAAGAAGGGTGAACGGATTGTCAGCAATGAAGTCATACTGGATGACCGGCCCCTGACCATCGCCCGCGACTTCCTTCGTGATTGCCACAAGATGGGCAAGCGGTACGTCCTCCGTAGGTGGTATGAAAACTGGTACGTCTACCGGGGTTCTAAGTACGAGCCTATATCAGAAGAAGAGTATGAACAGCCGATCCATCC